AAACGCAAGCGAGGCTTTGTTTATTAATCAAACATCAACTACAGAAACTTTTATAAATTATAACGGATCTTCTGCAAGCACAGACAGTATAAAGTTGACTCACGCTGTGGATGCAACCGGAGTCGCGATGCAGAATTTTTTAATAGAAGAATTGCAAAATATGCTCTCATCCTCTTATACTAATGTAGCTCCTCTTTTGGCTCCCCCAATGGCTGTGGGCATTATTCAACTAGCTTAATATTAGCTAATAACTTAATTATCTAAAGAGGGGTCAACAAAAATTGACCTCTTTTTTTTTTACTTATCTTTGTTTAAAAGAATAACAATGATAAATTCTGTACGGAATACAGTTTTAGCAATAATTAATAAAAACAATTACGGGTATTTATCTCCTAATGATTTTAACCTCTTTGCTAAACAAGCACAATTAGATTTGTTTGATGAATATTTTTTTCAATATAACCAGCAAATAAATGACGAAAATTCTAGGATGTCAGGAACTGGGTATGCAGATTTAAAGAAAGGGTATGAAGAGGTAATAGACACTTTTTCTTCAACAGGAAGTCTAGCTCAAACATACACCAGTCAGACTATCGTTGCGTCAGGAACAACAACTGCAATAGGAGGAGGGAATAGTCAAATTATAGATGCTACAGCAAATTTTACTGCCGAAATGGTTGGTGATATAGTTTCAATAACTATAAACAATGTAGTGTCAAAAGTTTGTGTAACCGCATTTGTTTCAACAACAACAATAACAACTGAGTCAACTGCTATAACAACTTTTAGTAATACTTATAAAATATCTAAAATTACTGATGCACCTCAAGGTGTTAACAATGCATATATACTACCAAGCACACCTACCACGGGGTTTGATTATTACTTATTAAATAAGCTTTTGGTATATAGTTCGATAACAGCAACAGGAACAACAACAAGTTTTGTTACAGCTGGCAATCAAATAATAGATACAGGCGCTGCGTTTACCTCTTCTTTAGTGGGAGATAAAGTTTCTTTTATACTTAACAACAATGTTGTAACCACTGCGTTAATTATTGGTTTTACAAACGCCTCTACCATAACAATTGATTCTACAAGTATTATTTATTCTTGTATATCTTATTCAATATATAAAGAATCTAATCTTAATAATGAAGCGGAGCTTGTTAATAATAGTAAAATAACTATGTTAAATAATTCTTTACTTACAGCTCCAAATTTAACCTATCCAGCTTACACGCAAGAGGCAAACAATATTAGTTTGCACCCCATAACTATATCCACTATGGGACAAGTGATTGCTCAATACATAAGATATCCGAAAGATCCGAATTGGACCTTCACAACTATATCTAACGGAGATCCTATATTTGATCAAAGTCAACCGGATTATCAAGATTTTGAATTGCCTTTAGATGACGGAAACGATTTGGTTTCAAAAATATTGCAGTACGCAGGAATATCAATTAGAGAAGGGGATGTATTTAAATTTGGTCAAGTTGAAGAACAAACTCAAAATCAAGAACAATAATTATGGCTTACATAGATCAAAAAAAATATTATACTAATAACAGTGTCACCCCAACAGATTTAAATTGGGGCTCTTATCAGTATGTTAGTTTAACAGATATTGTCAATAATTTTCTTTTAATGTTTGATGGGAATCATTCTTTAGTGAACAATGAAGAGAGGTTTAAGATTTTGTTTCATGCTAAAAGAGGTATACAGGAATTAAACTATGACGCCTTTAAAGAAATTAAATCATTACAACTTACTGTATATTCTGATTTACGCTTTGTATTGCCTTCTGATTATGTAAACTGGGTTCGTATTTCTTTATTTAAAAATAATACCATCCGACCTCTATTAGAAAATATACAAGTTCAGTCTGCACTTTCTTATGTACAAACCGCAACAGCTGATTTTACATATGACGTATCTGACAATGTAAATCTTCAAACTTCAACTTTAGATTCTTCTAGAACAGATGGATCGTTAAATAGTATTTACTTAAACCAGGCTAATTTAGACCAAGATAATAATCCGCCTTATAATGAAGATTTTTACACTACAAATATAGGGGCTCGCTATGGTTTAAATACTGAAACCGCAAACATAAATCCTACGTTTACTATAGATAAAAAAGCAGGAGTCATAAATTTTAATTCTACTATGGCAAATGAGCAGTGCATTTTAGAATACATATCAGATGGTATGGAGGGGGGAGATGATTCTTTAATAACGCTAAATAAATTATTTGAAGATTATATTTATGCTTATATTAAATACGCCATATTAAACAGTAAATTTGGAGTACAAGAGTATATAGTAAATAGAGCAAGAAAAGATAAAACAGCATTGCTACGTAATGCAAAAATACGTTTAAGTAATATTCATCCTGGAAGATTGTTAATGAATATGAGGGGTCAAAACAAGTGGATAAAATAAAATGGCAAGAACGCAAAGGAATTTTATTGCTGGTCGGATGAATAAAAGCCTTGACGAAAGGCTTATACCAAATGGCGAATATGAAGACGCACTCAATGTAAGGTTGGGGTCTACCGAAGCGTCAGAAATTGGATCTGTAGAAAACTCAAAAGGAAATACAAGACTCACTGAGTTATTTTTTTTAGATCAAACTGCTTTAAGTACTAGCGCAAGAGCTATAGGGGTTTACGAAGATAGTGCTAACGAAACAATATATTGGTTTGTACACGACCCATCTTTTACTTTGTCGGATACAGGGAAATGTGATATGATTTGTTCTTTTAACACTACCACGGCTCAAGTAACGTACCATGTAGTAAGTACCGATGATGGAACAGGGATATTGACAACGTTAAATTTTAATCCTATAAATTTAATTACCGCTGCTGATATGGCGGGAGACTTGTTATTTTTTACTGATAATTTTAATCCTCCTCGTTTTATAAATATTAAAAACAATTATGCAGAGCCGTTATTAAATGGATTACCTCCTGTAACTCAAACAGGATTATGGAGATTTAAAGCAGGTAAATTTGTTTTAGGCGTATCTACATTTTTAGGATTTCATCAAGGGACTATTGAAGGTTGTCCTGTACCACTCGCCCCTTTTGGTCAGGGAGTGGCACCAACAACAACACAAATATTATTACCGGGAATAGATTGTTATACATCTGGAACGACACAATATACAAAAGGATATGGCATACAGGGTATTAATTCAGCCCAGGGTTTAGCGCTTACGCAGTTTTCAACAGAATTAAGCACTGGTGTAACAACGATAAGCCTAATTAACACAAACACAATAGGAAATCCTGGGGCATCAGGAATATCTGGTACTATTGTAGGAGATGACGGAACTTCAGGAACTTGGTCAGGATCATATGTGATAGGCACTTCGTATGCTGATGGGAACTTTGATCCACAACAACCTGAATCAACAGGAACAGTAAGTTTAACTGGAATAACATTAACGGAAAACGTAACTTATACTATATCATAATGGCTTCATATATAGATCAATTTTCCGCAGAGTCAATAATGGTAATTAAAAAACCACCGGCGGCGGCGCCTTCTATTGTTCCTTTTATCACGGCAACTAAAAATAATTTCGTAGAAGAAAGGTTTATTTGCTTTGGCTATAGATACCAGTATGCAGATGGAGAGTTTTCTGCAACCTCTCAATTTAGCGAGCCGGCTTTTACGTCCGGGACTTTTAGGTTTAGCACGGGAAGCTTTCTTAATGAAGGAATGCTAAATACTACAAACGCTACTCGAATAACATATAACACTGGGGGACCTTTAGTAAAATCAATTGAAATACTATTTAAGGAGCTTACTGATCCTACTATTAAAATTATCGAAAGCTTAAATAAAATAGATTTAGGGTTAGGTAATAACGCTTTAGCTGTTTATACTTTTAATAATCAAAAAATATTTAGCGTTCTACCCGAGTATGAAATATTAAGAGCCTATGACAACGTACCTCTAGTTGCGAAAGCTCAAACATTAATGGGAAACCGTATGGTATACGGTAACTACGTAGAGGGTTATGATTTAGTAGATCGATTTAATAATGCAGTACAGTTTAACTATTCAGCAGATCATAAAGTAGAGGAAATAGGGTTAACAAGTTTAGTCAGCTCAAGAGTAGATGGTACTTACCTTTTAGGTAGTAGTGTTACTATACCTCAATCTAAATTAGAAATGATATTAAATCCTTTAGACTTGGTACAAGGATCGTCACTTCAAATTACCGTACAGCTTCAACATTATTCTTTTGCCGGGCAAACTCCCTTTCCTACGGAAACAACTATAGCAACGACAATTAATTTTAACTATACTCTTCCTCAAGCTTTTTCTTCTGTTTACGCTTTATCACAAAGCTCAGACTTTGTGGCTAAAATAGGAACATCAGCAAATATACAAACTGTAGCTAACGCTTGTAATGGAGCAACTTTTACAGATATATTTAATTGTTCTATTCCTGCTCAACTTGATTCTTTTATAAAAAACGCTAGTGGAATAAGCGCTATAAACCAGCCCATAGCTATAACATCTGCACCTAATTCAAACGCAATTACACTACAATTCCCAGTTATGCAGTTTGTTGATAATGTGATTACGCCAACACAAACATTTTATGAGTACTACACCTTAACTTTTGATAGTATAGAATACACGAAAGTTTCAAACAATTATTCTTTGCATAGTAACCGGGGTTATGAAGTTGGAATAGTATACATGGATGAATTTAACAGAGCGTCTACTGCTTTAGTAAGTCCTTTTAATACTGTTCATATTTCATGTGGAGATTCGGCATTCAAAAACTCCATACAAGTAACGATCCCTGGAGGAAGTGTAACTCCTGCTCAAATAGCTCCATTCTGGGCAAAGAGATATAAGTTTGTTATTAAAGCTGATAGAGATTCTTATAACACAATATATACAAATATTTACTTTGAAGACCCTGATGGAAATGTTGTTTATTTTTTACTTGAGGGAGAAAATATAAAAAAAGTAGAAGAGGGAGATAGGTTGATTGTTAAAAGAGATACAACTGGTCCGAGGCAAAATTGTACTTTTACAACAGTTTTAGAAAAAACCACGCAACCACCAAATTTAAAAATTCAAGATCCTTTACAACCAGCTGATCCTGACGCTTTAATTGTTATTCCGTCAGGTGTGTACATGAAATTAAATCCAAATAATTTTATAGTAAACAATGAAGAAACAGCCGGAGGCAATATAGTAGAAGGGCCTCTAATAACAGTAATAGCAAGATCGGCAGGGACTTATGGAGTTGCAGCTGCTGCTATAACCGTACCAAATCCAGTGGGAGCGGGAGCTACCCGAAATATTGATTATACCGTCCCTGCTGGGAGTATAGTTAAAATTGAATATTCTACCCGAAGAAATGGTAAGAATAATAAAATGGAGCAGTTGGCGTATGATTTAACATTAGAACTAGAATCTACAAAAGACTACGATAACTTCAAAGATTTTTTTGATGGCGACAACGTATCTTCTTTACTAGACACTGGTGAGTCTTGTAATGGATGGCCAAGAAATTCCTGTAATTTCAGCACCTATTTAACTTCTTATGACAACACATATGAATCACCTCCTACTACAGGAGCTCCAAAAACTATAATTAGACCAGGTGACCCGCAAATAAATGCCGCATTTGGAACATTATTTTTTAGGTTTTATGAGGACACGAGTAATGGAGTAAAATACCTAATGGCTACAGGCGCAGAGTCTGCGGGAAATGGTGTAAATCAAAAAACGTTTACCACTTTAAGGATAGAAGTTGTTAGAGCAGAAACAGCTATAGTATTTGAAACTTTACCACTAGATGCATTGCCAGACGTGTGGTACGAGAACAATTTATCTTTACCTATTGATAGTCAAGGGCAGCATGAAGGAAATGTTCAGAATCAAATTATCGACTTTCAAAACACCGGAACCATTACACCTCAAGCCGCTATTATTGACACAGGGTTTTCTAATTGTATTGCTTTTGGAAACGGTATTGAAAGTTATAAAATTAGAGATTCCATTAACGCAAAAACATTAAACTTTGGAAATAGAGCAACTACGACTTCCGCTCGTCTATATAAAAAAGCTCATAGATTTGCGGACTTGACATACAGTGGCATATTCAATGATGAGTCAAACGTAAATAAGCTAAATGAATTCAATGTAGGATTACTAAACTTCAAGCCGCTTGAAGACTTATACGGCCCTATAGAAAGGCTTCACGCTAGGCGAACAGATATTTTAACCTTGCAAGAGGACAAGATATCCTACGTTCTGCAAGGAAAAGATATTTTAACTGACGCTTCAGGAGGCGGCGCACTAACCTCTGTACCTACCGTTTTGGGTCAACAGATTGCAAGAGACGAAGAGTTTGGGATAAGTAATAATCCTGAAAGTTTTGCTGTATATGGAGCAGACAAATTTTTTACTGATGCAAAAAGAGGCGCGGTTTTAAGATTGCGTGGAGGAGAGTCTGGTCCAGAAGCGTTATCCGTTATATCAGAATCGGGTATGAGAGGATGGTTTAGAGACTTCTTTATTGACACAATAGGCAATCAGAAGCTTGGAGGTTATGATCCTTATATGAATGAATTCGTATTGGCCTCTAATGCCGAAAACATTCCTGGATTTACAAATTGTTTACCTTGTGGATTAACTGAAAATGTGTATGTAAACCCAGGACAAGAAACAATATATTGTGTTAACGTTACTCAAGAAATTGGAACTGTAGCAATAAACTATGTTATACCAAACGCTGTAGACGACAATATTATTACAGAAATTAACACCCCTACCACAGGCACAGGGTTACAACAAATTGTTACTCAACAAGATCTTCCTATTGTTACTGAAGAAACAAACACTGGTATTGGGTATACAATTGAAGCTATCTACAATAACGTATCTTACACTACGGGATTAGT